GAGCGACTGCCCGAGATTTCACACTTTTCCACCAATTTCTCAAGTTTACGAAAAGTTGACAAAAGACCATAATGTTTACAAAAAACGTAAAAAGAAGGGGCTAAAATGTACGCAAATCAAAGGGAATGCGAGAAGGCCGGACTTGATATAAAAAAGGTTGAGTCAATCGCCAGGAGATTATCTAAAGCCGCGAAAGAAGCCTCTGATATCGGGGTGCATATATTCGGCGGGTCTGGTTCTGGCTCATTGAGATTTGATGATCGCAATGACAATGGGAGGAATCTCATAATCGCTGATTGTTTATTAGGGATGTTTGATGGTGGTGATGGCGCAGCAATGGAAGATGACGAAGGATTTTTAAGGGGTGAATAATACGTTCCCAAATTCACCAAATCAGTTTATGAAATCTAACCAAAGGAAAATATGAAATGGAATATTGAGCGCGATATAACACATGCGGACGGTACCCAAACATTCCAGGTTGAGGCGGAAACGAAAGAAGACGCCGAAAAACTGTTTCGGGCGGATAAATGTGAACTTGTTATTTCCGACGTCGAAGTCGGCGGCCTTACCGAATGGGATGAAATTGATTTTAGCGACATGTATGAGGGGGAAGTGTGAAAACAACCCACATAACAGCAATATTCAACCCACAAACAGGCAAGCAACTGTCAAGCCGTGAAACGGATTGCAAAGGCCAACGCTTCAAATTCAAAGAATACAGCAAAGGCCACTACTACCCAAATGACAAAAACTTCCCCCACTCACTACTTTGCAGCGAACACGATTTAAAGGAGATTGAAGAGAATGAAACAAAAACTAAGTGAAACAATTAAAAAAATGGTGCCGGGAGATACCGCCGAATCAGATGGAAATGGAGAATACCCAATAGAAAAAGTCAAGTTTAAGATAACAAAGGGCGGTTCGATTAGGAGTGAGCTCGGGGATGGTTTTTATTTTTGCAGAGCTCACTTTGAGTGGGATTGGGAAATCATCAGAGCAGAGCCGGAGGTTTTGACAGCTTGTGAATATGTTACAAAAACTTTCGACGGCTACTCAGATGACAGGGAAAGGAGTGTAAAATACGAGGCATTCGAGGCCGGAAACAAAAACGGCCAAATCAAAGAATGGAAGCGGTTGAAGCCTTTGATTGATGCAGCATGGAAATTATTGAAAGAATCAGAAAACAATGTCTATCATTCGGTTGGATCAGTAACGACTGAGAACTTTAAAACTGAATTGAAAAACCTAACTCCTCCCTGGGAGTGCGAAAAATGAAATCAACCTTCAAGGTATACGCGGGCGAAACAATCAATTTCGGTGACGCTGTTATGATCAGAAAACGGACATGGAAAGAAAGATTGTTTTCTCTTCCGTGGCGTCCATTCCTTAAAAGAGAAGCCACCAAAGTGAAGAATCTCACAATGACGGTTAAAAAATGAAAAGAGGCGAACAAGCAAAACTAATCCGTGAGTTAGAATCTGAACACGGTTTAAGGCCGTCTAAAACGATAATCAGTAGAATGATCAAGGAAAAAGATTATCGCATAAAGCTGACACCGAAAGGGAACATTGATATTGAACCGACGGTCAAGGCCCTTTTAGATTCTGATTTCCCGGATCGTGTGAAAAAGATCACTGAAACGATATCCGCCAAAAAAGATAAACCAGCACCAAAGTCAAAGACAGAAAAGGAAGAAACGAAGTCAACTGTTGAACCTGGTAAAGACATTCAAGACTATTTGGTTGACGGTAGACTCAGCTTAACAGCGCCGCGTAGTATTGCAGACAGATACAAATCAATTCAGTCAGCAGAGAAAGACCGGATCAAAAACGAGAAAGAGTTGAAAACCCTTGTTGATTTTAACAAAACAGCTGACACTGTTTTTAATTTTATCCGCCCATTACGTGACGACCTTCTAGAAGTTGCAAAACGTGTGAGCCCAATGGCGTACATGGCAGGATCCAAGCAAGACGCTGAAAAAATCATCAACGATGAAATCAACAGAATCATACTATCAAGGGTCGGGGACGACTACCGCCTTGACGATGAGTTAAAAAAAAAGATTATAAAGATATTGAGGGTGCAATTAGCATAGCAATATCCCCTACTCCAATCATAGACATGGATGATTGGGCAGAAAAACACTTTCACCTCCCGAAAACTTCTTATATTCCTGGATTAATAAACCTCAGCCTGACCCCGTACAACCGGCAAATAATGAAAGACCTCTCTTTGTCTTCAAAAATAAGAAAGGTTGTTTATATTTGCGGTACTCAAGTTGCAAAATCTACCATCATTTTGATTGCTTTCGGATACCGTATTTTTTACGTCATATACGGGGATATGCTCTATTATTTTCCTGATGATGGGATGGCCGAAAAATGGAGCAAAACTAAGCTTGACGATGTTATTAAGGCCAATGAATTTTTAAGAAAGGCCATAGAAGGAAGAAAAAAAAGCGATGACAACGTGACATTTAAAAAGACTTTGATTGGATCACTACTAATAAAAGGAGGTAAGTCAGGGTCAAAATATCGAATGGATACCGGGAACTTTATTGTAGCAGATGACTTCGCAGACTTCCCAATGAATGTAGGGGCCACAACATCAGGGAAAGAGTCACAGAAAAAAACAGGTGAAGGAGCGCCGGATAAACTACTTGAAGACAGGGGGTCCGGAACCGGAGAAAGCGCAAAGTTGTTTATCAACTCAAGCCCGAAATCAGAAAAAGAATGTCCGGCATGGAGGTCTTATAAAAACACAAACCAGCACCATTTTTTCGTTACTTGCCCGGAATGCAAAACAGAGCAAGCCTGGGAATTTGAAAATGTTAAATTTGATCGTGTCGGAAAATATGAGTTAGACGGAGAGCCCTGGATAGAATGCCAGAATAAAGAATGTGAACACCGAGTTTATCAGGATGATAAATACGCAATCATGCAAACCGGAGTATGGAAACCAACAGTTGAAACAAGGGATGAATTTACAAACGGTTACCGCCTCCCTTCTGTTTATAGCCTCCTTGGTTATCCTTTAAGGAAGATGTGTCAGGATTGGTTAGACGCCTGCAAAACATTTGACGAAACCGGCGATCCATCAGAGAAAATCAGGCACCGAAACAGCAAGCAAGCCAGGCCCTGGAAGCGTAAAGTAGGAAAATCAATTGAACACTCAGCCCTTTATAAAACCAGAGAGAAAATAGATAAACTTCCTGAGGAATGCGTTATTTTAGGGGTCGGTGGTGATCTACAGGCAGCCGGAAGAATAGAGTTACAGGTCAACGGCTACGGTGAAAACGATAGATATATTATTGATCATGTAATAATAGGTGGGGATCCTAAAATTAAATTTGGCCTGGAGGGATCGCCATGGAACAAGGTGCAGGATTTTCTTTTAAATAAAAGGTACATAAATATTCACGGAAAAGAGCAACCGCTTTGTTTTATGGCGATTGACATTTCATGGGGAAAAGAAGAGGCACATGCTAAATATTTTCTACAGAATTTAGAAAAGCATTATTTCCAGGAAGTGTTCGGGGTGTTTGGAATGAAGACAACAGAAAGGGCAATTAGTTTTATTCCAAAGAATGCAACCACGGACATCGATGGTTTTGAAAGTTGGGGGATGTATTCAAACATTGAAAAGGTTGCAATGCGAAATTTATTTGAACGCCATATTAAAAACCCAAAAGAGAGCAACATTCATTTTTCCGACAGGCCTTGTTTTACAGAGCAGTGGTTTATACAGTTGCTAATTGAAAGGATGAACGAAAAAGGAGTTTTAGAAAAGCCACACGATCATGCACGAAATGAGGCACAAGATTGTATGTATCTTACCAAGGCCGGGTTTATTCTTTTCCACAAAGATTTTCCGCCGAATTGGCAGGGTTTCAAGGATTGGAATATAAGCGGCTTTACGGCTGAATCGAATAGGAAGAAAAAACGAGTTATCAGTAAGGGGGCCCAAGCATGACTAAAAAAGAAAGACAAAAAGCAATCAACGAATTAAAAGAAGTTTGCAGGGAAGTAGGTTGTTCAAGTATGGGCTCAGATACTTGCGAAAATGCACCGCACCGATGTGATATTATTATTAAAATATTCACTCATAAAACCAAAAAGGGGAAAAATGAAAATCATAAAAATTAATTTGTGTTATGAATGCCCGCATAGCGCACAGGGAAGCACAACAGAAGGGATAGACCAGTGTTCAGAGTTGATAGGTTTATACTTAAAAACGATGAATGACGACGACTGGGAAAAATCAGCGATAAGAACCGGCGAGATATTGCCGGATTGTCCACTTGAAGACTATAAAGATTGACAACCCCTAAAAAAAGCCAGCGGTGTATAAGGTCACGCTTAACAAATCGTACTACGCGACGCCCGCGCACGAGTTCAACATTCCGTCCGGCCACGCCTGCCCGGCGGCGGTTGTCTGTAAGGTGTGCGTTGACAGGCAAACGGGCAAGTTTAAGGACCACAGCACAGAGTTTAGATGCTATGCAGTGTCCGCCGAACGATTCCCGGCCGTAAGGTCGAGAAGGCGGCAAAATTACGACTATGTGAAGTCCGGCGGCGTGGTTGCTGTGCCTTGTGGCTGTAAGTATTTTAGAATACACCAAAGCGGCGATTTTTTTAGTCAGGCTTATTTTGACATGTGGCTGCAAGTTTGTTCCGGTAACCCCCGTGTTTTGTTTTGGGCGTTTACGAAAAGCGTCAATTTTTGGGTTGAAAGGCTGGGTAGTATACCGAGAAACATAATACTTACGGCTAGCTACGGTGGGAAACACGACGGCTTAATAAAAGAGTACGGCCTGAAATCTGTAAAAGTTGTGCGCGAAGTTTCCGACGCCGACGGCCTTCCTATAGACTCGAACGTCGCAAGGGCGCGGGGCGGTGATTTCTGTATATTAGATACAAATGTAAGAGGGCGCGACGGTTGCGCGGATATTGGCGGCGGCGGGTTAATAAAAGAAAAGGTGATTTATAACCCGCTAAAAACCGTCGTTTTGTACTTTTAACCGATCCGAAACACGCAATAAACAACTAAAATATTACGAGAAACGAAAATAGTTATTGACATCTTAAAAAACCGTGGTTATTATCAGATTTCAATACAACGATAAAACTGCGGGGCAAAATGTTAAAATTTAAATCCTCAGTAACAAGTCAGGGATAGCGGATAAAAATCTGTTATCCCTTTTTTTATGGTCAAAAAATGGCAGGTTGGGATCTAGCAAGTTTAGAGGAAGAGTTTGACGCTTACAAAGTGGCAAGCGCAGCGATTGCGACGGGTCAAGAATACGAAATAGCGGGCCGCAGATTAGAGCGGGCGAACCTGGAAGAAGTGAGAGAATACCTCGATTATCTTGATAAAAAAATAAAAGCCATTGAAGAAAATCCAAGCGGCGGACTGATAACCAGCCAGATGACAATTATTGACAGCTAATGTCTGATAAAATAGATCCAAAAATATACGAGCCAAACATAATTGACACGGTAGCGGCCCGTATATCTCCAAAATGGGCGGCTGGTAGGTATGAAGACCGCGTGCGTGCCAAGTATTTTATGGCATCCCTTGCTGGCGGCTATGAATCAGCTAAAAAGGTCGGCGCTGTTTTCGAGAATTTTATTACAGGCGTAACGGATGCGGACAGCTCGGTCGATTGGGGTCAAAGGCTTACAATTGTTGAAAGGGTCAGGCAGCTAGTTAGAGACTCCCCCGTATCAACCGCTATAATTGGCCGAACTTGTGATCACTCAATTGGTGCAAGGGGTTTAACATGTCACCCACAAATAGACCATGAAAGATTAGGCTGGACTATTGAAAGGGCGATTAAATGGCAAGATGAAGCTAACTCTCTCTGGCGGTGGTTTTCTGAGTCTCCTGAGTGTGACATTGCCAGAACTCAGAATTTCCAGCAAAAACAAAATTTAACTTTAAGATCATATCTTGAAGGGGGCGACTGTTTCACTTTATTCACAGAAAAAGAAAGGGCGGGCTCGGATTTCAAGTTAAAATTGCAAACCCTGGAAAGTGAACGGTGTAATAACAAGGATTATGCAGAGGATACGCTCAATCTAGTTGAGGGAGTTGTAAAGGATGACGCCGGAGCGCCTGAAAGGTATCAATTTTCAAACATTATTCCAGAAGATTTTACCAAAAACGCGGCTGTTACCTGGGATGAACTTAACATTTTCGATCCAAAAACAGGGCGGCGGAACATTTTACAGCACTATAACCAGATCAGACCAGGCCAAACAAGGGGAATCCCTTTACTTGCTCCGGTAGTTGATAAGATACTGCAGCTTAACCGGCTTTCGAATGCTGAATTATTAGCCTCTGTCATAAATAGTTTTTACACAATCGTTATCACTGGCGATCCGGCAAACACAAAACAAACCAGGCAAAGTCCGGCGGAGACAGGGTCAGAAACAGCAAACGATAAATTAAAATTAGGCCATGGGTCAATTATTCGGGGTGACACTGGTACAGAGTTTGAAAGCTTCGACCCACAACGCCCGAATCACAGATTTGAACCATTTTTCAATGCTGAAGTTGCTCAAATCGGCGCGTCAATCGGGATCCCGAAAAGTTTGATTTTGATGCTGTTTGATAAGTCATATTCTGCCAGCCGGGGTGAGGTTCTTTTAGCATGGGTTTATTTTTTAAGCAAAAGAACAGATATTGCAGTTGGATTATGTCAACCGACTTACGAGGCTTTTCTTGATGAAGTTATCTCCCGGGGAATGCTTGACGCTCCGGGTTATTTCTCTGACATGAGAATCAGAAAAGCCTTTCAAGGTTCAGCCTACAACCAATGGACGGGTCCGACAAGACCGGCAATTGACGAACTAAAAGAAGCGCAAGCCAACGCACTAGCAAACGCAAAAGGCTGGAAGTCATTAACAGGAATCACAACAGAAACAACCGGTAAAGATTGGGTGAAAGTGACAGAACAATTAGCAAGAGAACATAAACTGAGAGTTGCAAGCGATCTTGAAACTGAAGTGGATATTCCAGGAATCGGGGGAGAATGAAAATTTTAGGGCTTTTAAATTCGCCATGGATGATTGATCAAGGG